CGACACACCCATCACGGAAGCCGGTATCCCGAAAGCTCCCAGGATCGTGTCGCGGTTTAGCTTCCTCTGTCGCCAAAAGTCCATGTCACGCTGCGAGAACGCGATCTTCTCGATCTTTGCATCGCCGCCAATAATGGCCATCTTGTGAGCATTGCCCACCCCACGATATTGGCTGTTCCACTGTTCTTTCAGGCGCTTGAACTCCTCTGGGCTTATGTCATCCTTATACATGACGGCGGCTTGCGGCGTGGCGCTATTGTAAAAGAAATTTCTGTTCCATTGTGCCGCATATCGCTCAGATTGTAGGTCTACACCGATGCTCTGTGTTACGCCAATCCCTCTGAATGGGTCAGCTGGATTGTTGCGCTTAATGAATATGACCTCACTTGTCTCCAGCGGTATCCTGTGAGTGCCAAATTCGTAGACATACCCTTTGATGTATTCCTGTGCGTCGGGGACAATTCTCATGCGCGTTGGCGGGAGTGGCCATATTTCTTGCGGCCGGCCGGTGGACTTCCCTCTGGCTATGTACCAGAAGGACTCACCAATAAGCTCCATATACATCTGGTGTATCTCAAGTAGCTCGTTGCCGGTCATAAAGGGATTAACCTGATTCAAGATATTGGTTATAGGATGGCCGACTATTTCTTTGCGTTCCTCGCCAGTTACCTTGTAGAGCTTCCATTCCGTATCCGCGACCGCTTCCGCGATGCGGCTTACCGCGCCAAAGAGCCAGCCCACTTGACCGTACATCTGGAGATAGCTTTGCGCTGACATGCCAACGGGTATTGCAAAGTCGCCATAGCTAGCACCCGTGTAAGGCAAGGCTTCTTTCTTGCCGTTGGTGCCGGCGATGATGCGGGAGAGTCTTTCGGCTATTGCTGTCCTGACTGTCATAGCAATAAACAAAGAGGACAGGTCGGCATCTCTGCCAATCTGCCCTCTCGGTTGTTCCGTCAAGGGATTTTATTATCTAATTGTTCGGTTATTGCCTTAGTCCATTTTGCATTCTCGCTTGAAACTCTAGAGCCAATTCAGCTTCATTACTCTGCTCTTGCTCGTTGCCCTTCTATTATACCACACTGTCAAAGGATTGTTCAATCAGGCTGGTTATAGGTGAATGAATATTTGTCGTAGTAACCGGTGGCGTCCGCGTAAGCGCAGCGACAAGACGCCGTTGTGTTAAGTGCCATTCTCTGTTTGCCATCCAGTGAACTCAACGTGACTTGCTGTGCCTGCGGATGCTGTAAAGGTAATGGTATCTGGTTTCCAGCTTGTGGTTTGCGTGACTCTTACTATGCTGTCGTCCTGCATGAAAGCTGTCACCTGCCCGTATGGTAGTGGGATTGGTAGCGAGACAACATTCAGCCTGCCTTGCCTCTTGTAGATAATAACATGGCCGGCATCCATCTTGTCAAGCATTCTAGCAATATCGATCATGCTGACAGCGTGTTCACTCATCCTGCACCACCAAGCCATGTGCAAACAAGGCCGCCACACGCTTATGTAATGGTGCTTTCGTCTTTTTGCACTTTGAGCATCTAGCCATTCCTTACCTCCTACACAAATAGTACTTGCTTCTCCGGCCGGCCAGCCATGTAGTTTAGCGCTTGTGTCATTGTGTCTACTTGGTCGTCATGCTCTCCGCTTGGGAATGCCGAGACTTCCTCAACAAAGTTGTGCAGCCAGCTTGCCCTTTCCGGTAGTCTCACCCTGCCAGCCTCTATCAGTGGTGTGACAGCATTTGCACGAGCTACCTTGTCTTTGTCGGCCTTGACCGGCTTAATCGGCAATCTGGTTTCCTTCTTGAGCGTCTGAATCAGCGATTGCCCGCTGGCCGCATCCTCTATCAGCACCACACTTGGCTTGTCCCTGTCATAAGCCGCTATAACTGCCCTCTCCATTTCAGGGAACTCCACACGCTCACGCCAAACGTCGATAAGATCAAAGTGGCTGTTGGATTCTCCCCACAGCGTGCAAACGGAATAGTCGTTGGCCTGGCCAGCCTTGAAAGCGGTGTCCCACGACTGCACAAGCCGCGTGTACTCGCTGCGTACCTTGTAATACTTCCACCACTCACGCTTAATTATGTTCCCTTCGGCCGCCACGGGATTGCCCTGATATAGCGAAGTGAATGCCCTTGAGCCTATTGATGCCTTGATTCGGTCTAATACCTCAATGGGATACCTTGTCCCCCAAAGTGCCTTGCCAGCATTGTCAATAGCCTCCAGCGATAGAATCTCCCAGATATCCGAACCCCTATCCTCACGGCTCTGGTTCAGTAACCGCCCCACCAAATCATCTTGGTGCCATCGGGTCATAATAACAATAATAGCAGCATCGGGGTTAGCCCTGGTACGGAAAACCGTCCTGTACCAATCCCATATCCTATCCCGTATCACCGCACTCCCAGCCTCTTCAGCGTCCTTCACCGGGTCATCAATGATCCCAATATCGAATCCCCGGCCTGTTAAACTCCCCCCTATACCCACAGCATAGTAGGAGCCTCGCTGTTGTGTACCCCATTCATGAGCTGCCTGGCGTTGGGGGATTATGATTTCTTGCCCTGCTCGTTCAGGCCGATACTGTACTTCAGGGAAGACCTGCGCCATTTCGGAAGTCACAAATATATCTCTTGCCTGGCGTGAATGGACAAGGGCTATTGCCTCAGAGTAACCCACTTGCACAATAAAAGACGTAGGATGCCTACCCAGATACCAGCAAGGAAAGCGCTTAGATATGATTTCACTTTTACCATGACGTGGAGGGGCAAGGACAATCAGGCGCTTGATCTCCCCACGCTCAACAGCTTCTAACTTGTGCGCTATCGTCTGCAAATGTGCCGCAGACTCATACGTTGGCATAGTATACTGGCAGAATGGCATCAGCGCTTGTGTAGCGTGCTTCTGTTTAAGCGCTTCTAGACTGTTTGCCGACAATGGCCTCGAACTCGGCAACAGCTTCCGCAATTTCGGTTTCAGTGTAGCCCTCCAAATTCTCCCTGATTATATGCGTGATGGAGATTGGCTTCTCAGGATCGCCTACAATCCCCTGTGGCACTTTGCCCTCGAGCCGTTCGATTAGCTCTTTGAATAGCATGTGGTTGCCCTTGTATGCGCCAACTAGCCATGCTTGAGCAAGTAGTTCTCGCCACGTCTTTGTGTTCTGGCGTTGGTTCTCTCCCCCACCTATTAACAGATCAGGCACTTGGCCAAGATATTCTTTGATAAGCGATGTCAAGCTCACGTCCTTTGGTGGCCTGCCTTTAGGATTGCCTGATTGCCCCTTCTGCCAAGGGCGACCGACTTTCTTTTTGCTGTTGTTCACGTGTTGTTTATCAGCATCCACCATACCATTTACTCCTTTCTTTCCCCTCTACCATATAAGTTCATAAGTGCCATCTGCCAGGCCCTTGCGTTGGCGATATACGGGTGGTCATAATTCGTAACGCTCTGCCTCGATCAATATTATACTGATCTCACAGAGATTCTTCACTGTTTTGAGCGTCTCCACCAGATTTTCCCGTTCAGTCTGCGTCATATTTCCTGCTCCATAATATAAGCGCTATCCCAATCCCCACCCTTGCTAATCGCAACCAATGGTCATGCTTCCAGTCCTGTGTCCGGCCATCGTGGGCGGGTTTCTTCCAATACATTATTATGCTACCCCCTCCATCCAGGGCCAACCAACCTCCCATTGCTGCCAATATTGCTTTCATTACAGTAGCTCCGCTTTTTTACCGGTGTAGTCTTCCCAGCGTATACCATATTGCTTCGCTTTATCAGGGTCTTTACGCTTCAAGTGGTCATGGGCATTACATACTCGGCAAAGCACATTATATCCTTCGGGTTCCGCCAGCCCTGATAATCAATAATCTTCATCAAGAGGCGGATCTGATCATCGGGATGCGTGTTGGGATTCCGGGGATGTGGCACCAGCTTGCGCAACGGCACCATCTCCTTGTAGGCGCAGTTCACTATCATTATGTGACCACCCTTTCAATTTCATTTCGGTCCTCGGGATACCAAAGATAAACATCATCCGTAAGCCTGCTAAATGCACAGAGCCAGAAATATTGTTCCTCGGTCGGTTGCTTCCCGGGCATCTTCAATTCGGCCACAATCATCCTGCCCCCTTTGAGCATGATCAGATCCGGGAAGCCAGCCGGGGAATGGCGTGAATCA